TCCGTATCTGTGTAGCCTACTCCACTGTATTCGGTTACAAAGTCCGAAAATGACGAACCTTGAAATCTCATTGAATCATCGAGAGTCATTGTTTCTGTGCTTGTGTACTCTCTTAAGTAAAGCTTTCCATCTCTTCCGATAGTGGCGAATGTTGCCAAGATCTGAGCTAACCAATAAAGTACATCTCTGTAGGTTTCACAGTCATTTTCAGAATATAACGAAATCGTCTGCGTTCCGTTCGCTAAGCTTTCCACTTGAGCTTGAGTCATTCCGAGAGTTACTCCACAATCATTACAAAGTAACCTCAATATCGAAAAAGGTGAGCCGTTAGTAGTTGAAAGCCCGAAAGTCTTATCAAACTTTACCATGTTGTCATAGGCGACTATCTGAACACCGTCATCAGTGTGATTGGCTTCCGCAACCGTGAAGACTCCGAGAGGAACATACTCCCAAGTATCTTCATCAACTTCCATACCTTCCGAAGCTTCAATCACCGCTCCATTCCAGGTATTCCGTTCGATTACTCCACTCGCTACCGTCATTTTAAGCTCAGCACAATAGACTGAGCCAATCTGAACGATATCTGACTCCGAGCACTGATTCGTGATGGTAAATGAACCACCGACCACCACCGAATCAGGATACTCCGTGCCGTCAATATTTAATTTTAATTTATATTTCTGCGCCGGTGATGTCAGCGCATCCATATAATCCTGAGATACGTTATACATGCGCTAAATCTCCGTAAATGTTGGAGTAACTGTCCATAGTCCATCGGTATTACTCGAATACTCCGAGTTCTGAGCTAAGGTCGGATTAAATCCCCTCATTCGGCATGTATAATCCTCGCCTTGATATGTGACCGTGACCGTGGCTTGATTACTCCAATTTTCAAATTTCTTCAACCAAAATGACGTTAACTGCCATGTCCCTGTAAACGTCCTTTTGTTCAATCTCCTAACCCTTACTAACTCCGTACCAGCTTCAGATGTATTAATCGTTTCATCCGGAGTGAACGTCACCTTAAAGCCTGAGTACGGATTCGGTATAGGTGTATTATTGATTTTCAAAAATCTATATCCCAGCATCTTATCGTCCTCCGCTCCTTAATGAATCACCCTTGATGACCTTAGCGACTGCCCTCTGAAGCTGTGAATCGCTAATCTGAACGTAAACCGTTGTATCGCCAGTTGAAAGCTGCATTCCCTTAATTGACTGATTAATCGTGCCGAGCTGTCCTGAGTAATCTGTTACACCATCATGAACAGCCGTGCCGAGCTGAGTTGCCGCCGTTTCGACCTTAGGAACTCCCGACATCATGCCCTTAGTCATCATATCAATCATGTCAGGCATGTATGTATGGAAGTCAGCTAGAGGACCGACATCAGGTTCGGTGAAGTGAAGGAATGACCGAATCACTCCGGCTACGTTACTGACTGCATTTTTAACCCTGCTAATTGCTCCACTGATACCTGAGGAAAGATTGCTCATCATATCTGAACCCCAACTAGCCGCATCCGAAACCACTGACTTGATACCGCTCTTAGCTCCTTCAATGGCATCAACTGCTGCTGTCTTGATCGCTGAAGCTTTGTCAGAGATGCCCGACTTAATTGCATCCCAAGTTGATGAAGCTGTCGACTTGATTGACTCCCATTTTGAGGAAAGACCACTCTTCATGCTTTCAATAGTGCTCGAAACCGAAGAAGTGATTGAGTTCCATTTTTCCGAAGCACTCGCCTTGATGCTGTCCCAAGTAGCTGATACATTTGACTTGATGCCTTCCCAGGATGAACTGATGAAGCTACCAACTGAAGTGACCGCATTACTTATCGTATCAGTGATACCGCTCCATATACTTGAAGCCAACTCTTTGATGCCGTTCCAAGTATCTGAAATGAAGGTTTTGAAGCCTTCCCAAACTCCCGACAGCCATTCAGTAATAGCTCCCCAATTTTGGAAGATGGCAATAACCGCAACAACTGCCGCTACTACTCCGGCGATGACTCCAGCTATTGGAGCCGCCGCCGCTAAGAATCCAGTAATCGCTGGAACAACAGTTCCCGAAAGTACTGCCGCCAAACCTCCACCGGCTCCGAGGGTAGTGATAAGACCGCCGATGCCTGTGACAGCTCCACCGACCACCGTGATGATTGAGCCTATTGATGATATTAACGATCCTAAGATTATTAATACCGGACCGAGTACAGCCGCCAACATTGCCGCCTTGACGATGAACTGCTGTGTCTCGGGGTTAAGTGTTTTCCACCACTCAGACACGCCCTTGATGGCTTCAGAAAGCTCTTGAAGCATTGGGGCGACTGTTTCCCCGATTACCTCTCCGATGTCGCTCATAGCGGTCTTGAGAGAGTTCTGAGCACTGGTCATTTGGTCAATTCCGTCTTGAGTAGCTTCGAACGTATTACTAACCGCTCCAGCTGAATCGTTGACTATTGAAAACGATGAAGCTAAGTCGGTGAAATTGATAGTTCCATTCTTGACAGCTTCATAGACGTTCGCTCCGCTCTTACCGAATAAATCGTAAGCGGCTGTTAGTCCGTCCATGTCACCTGTACCGCTCTTGATGGTGTTTTCAAGCTCAGTTAAGGCTTCATTCATTGTTTTGCCTTCACTGACGGATTTCTTGAGTGCCTTCTGCATCGAACTCATGACGGTTGATACATCAGCCCCACTCACTTCTACTTGAGCCATGAAATCAGCTGCTTGATATGCCGACATTCCCATTTCTTGGAAAGCCGCTGAATTACTTATTAATCCACTCGCCAAGGTATCAACGGAAATGCCTGTCTTCTGCGATTCTTTCGTGAGTACGTCCATCAGGGTTCCAGCATCTTTAACGTCCATTCCGAATGATGTAAGAGCCTTCTGAACGGAATCTATCGAGTTGTTAAGGTCAGTATCATTTATCTTGGCGAATTTAATAAACTCCTTAGATAAGTCCTTAAGTTCATCACCAGTCGCTCCAAATCTCGTATTAATCTCACCAACAGCGACTGAAGCTTCATCGAATGACGTACCGGCTATATCCGAAGAAGTAGCCAACTCTTTCATCAAGTCATTAAGCTTATCCGCTTCCGCTCCTGTAGCTCCTGTTTTTTTAATGACAGTATCCATCGCGCCATCGACTTCGTTGAAGCTGTCGAGTGCCGTCTTACCAACTGCCACGATTGGAGCGGTTACTGACTTCGTGAGGTTGCCGCCAAGCTGTTGCATGTTATCCCCGACAGCCTTGACCTTCGCTCCGAGTGACTCAATCTGACTTCCAGCTGATTGAATAGTCGAACCAAGTGACTTGAGTCCTGACGTATTGCCGCCAAGCTCGCCGATGGTCTGATTTGTCCTCTGAGCTTCTTCCTCAAGTGATTTCAGCTCCGCTGTGGTCTTTGCCACTTCAGCCTGTAAAGCATCATACTGTCCCTTGGTGATAGTTCCCTCTTCAAGAGCCTTGGCCGCATCCTGAGCGACTTGCTTTTCCATTTCAAGCTTCTGCTTAGTCTCATCAATGGCAGTGTTCAATAAGCCTTGTTTAGTTTTCAAAGTGTCGAGATTTTTAGGATCCAGTTTGAGTGCCTTATTAACTGTCTTAAGGCTGTCCTGAGTCATTTTAAGGCTCTTATTGACATCATTAAGCGACTTGACCAGTCCACTCGTCTTTCCCTCAATCTCGATAGTAATTCCCTTAATGCTTCCAGCCATTGTTATATCCCCATTAATTTCTTATAATCTTCCGATGTTCCCATCTTCGGATACTTATATGAATCATTTGATGATTCGGTGATCACGTCCATCAACTGTCCCCACGTCAACGAGTCGACTTCATCAAGAGTGAATCCTACTTGTTTTGCTCTCAGAATTAACAGAGCTGAAGTCATCACTCGGCTAGTGGGCTCATTCAGTTTTTTGGATGCACCGCCGTCTTCTTATTATTCGCATAAAGTGTCATAATTTCCTGTGCGGCTGATTCAACAGAATAGGAGTCAATAGAGTCGAGCCAGTCGAAGTAATCATCCTGTGTCAGGTTCTCGACCTTTCGCCATCCACCAAGCTCAGCACGTTTAATCATGACGAATGCTATTTTCTTAACTAAATCAGGATACTTTTCTTCGTTTCCCTCTGTATGAGTAACAGCATAAGCGATGTTAATCTTAAAAATCGCATCGACCATGTGGTCGGTCATCGCTGTTGCTTCAAATTCTGTAGGCTTACCGCCTATCTCAATTAACTGTTTCATGCTTATTCCTTCCCTTCTTAAAAAAACAAGGGCGAAGCTCCCGAGGGAACTCCACCCTATTCAGTTGTAATTTTTACAACGATTAAGCTTCAACGGTGACAGCACATACATCCGAATAAGTAGCATCGTCAATAGTGATAGATGCTGTGATGTTGGCTGTTCCTGTAGCTTTACCTGTGATGAGTCCTGACTCTGATACTGTAACCTTGGTAGCATCAGATGTTGACCAGGTTACCTCTGAACCTGTTGGAACTACAACCGCAACGAGCTGCTCTGTTTCGTCAACAGAAAGAACAGTTGAACCCTTAACTGTTACAGATGGCTTAACAACCACTGAAGCCGGTACATATGGAGCATTGAAGAATGTATTATATCCAGTATCGCCCTTATTAAGAGTAGCCTGAATCAGCTGTCTATCTTCGCCGCCAAGAGTAACTGTATCAGCGCGACCGATAGCCTTAATAGTGATAGTCTGAGTCTGAACCTCTGTGCCGTCCTCTGTTGTAGCTGAAGAAGCCTCAGGAATTGAAGCAGAGCACTTATAGAATACAGTCCTCTGTCCACCGATATCGCCTGATGTCTCGAAAGCAAAAGCGAAGTACTTAGTTATAGGATTTTTTGTCTCAATAAGTGCTCCGTTTGAATCCTCAATGAATCCGTAGATGTCCTTCTTGAACTGACGTGGAACTGATGCGCTCTCGAAGTCGCCCTCATATGAGGAAGCTGATGAAGTAACGTAATATACTCCGTCATCTGCATAAAAATCTGTCTGTGATGCATTATTACTCAATCCGATTGAGACAGCACCCGGCCATTTAACCGGTGCGCCGTAGGTAGTAGTTACCTCTCCACTAACTGGATCTGTAACCTCTGTCATCGGGAAGTAATAAGCATTAGTAAGTCCAAAATGAACCTTATTATCTGCCATTAATTTAATCCTCCGAATGTATAAATAGTAAGGTAGAGCTGTTCGTCTTCCTGATCCACTTCATCAGATACGAACTTGACTCCTTCCTCGGTTAATTTGTTTTCAATAAGCTCCCTTGTCGATAAATTAGGAGCTGTGTCATAAAGTTCCACCCTATAAGATGGTATCTTCATGTACGTTATGTTATCTGCCCCGAAGTTACTGCCATAATCCACCGTATAAACGATATATGGAACTGCTGTTCCTACTGGAGCATGTCCTCGATATACTGGGATACCTGTTTCACTAAGTATCTGCTTTACTTCAATCTCATGAATCATAGCTTATCAAGTCCTTTCTCGACTTCCTCAACCATTCGCTCTTGAACTTCTTCTTCAACTGGTTTGATGTGTTTTATGCCATTAAAATGACCGACTTTCTTGCCATTTCTGACGATATCGTGACCATTTTCCAAAAGGTGAGTCAGTTGGTAGTCAGTTCGATTATAAATAACCGTCATGTTATCAACTTTTTTAGTACTCCAACCCTTAGCATATCGCCCTGACTTTTTGCCTTTGCCCTTAGGTGATGAAGCTTTCAACTTGTTCACAGCTTCCTTGCCAACCACTTTAGATACCTCATCAATTACGTTATCAACCTGCTGAGGAATCTGATTAAGCATGTCCTGTATCGTCCTCTGAAGCTGATCCGGATTGATTGTTATCCCCATTCTCGTTCGCCTCCTTTGTAGGCACATAGTCCGTTACTCCGCTCTTATACTCTGCGTAAAGTTCAACAGTATCATTATTCGGCTGATAGGTCCTGTAAATTCCGTATCGCTTACCATCGTACTCCAAGAGTCTTTGACCATGATACTCTGCATCGTTAATTACAAACGAAAAGTCTGGAGTGATGCCATTCTTTCCAGCTGAAAAGAACTCTGTTTGAGTTATGCTCCTGACCTTTGCGAAAGTCTCGTAAAATGTTTCAGAAGCTGTCGGATAGCCGAGTTCATCAGTGGTTAAGGTCTGTGAAATTAACTTGATTACTACGTCCATTTATGACCTCGCTTTCTCCGAGAAGATGCGATTATTAAGCATCCATCTCAGATTCCTTGGCATTCCTTCGCCGGTATCCCTTTTTCGCCACAGCCAACCTGCGTACATCGCTACAAGCTGAACATCCTCGACTTCATCCGAGAGGGTTGCGACACCCTCCCGAACAACAGCCGACTTAGCCGCTCCAATGTACTGAGTGAGTCGAGCATCATAAGCAGTAGCGGTCATGATTCCAAGGTCCGTCTTGATCATCGTTAAACATGTTGCTGTTGTTGTATTACTCCACTCTGCCATATATGCTCACCTCACTTATTAACTGGCTTCTTAACTGGCTTCTTTACTATCTTCTGCGGTTCAGCTTTTGGAGCTTCTGCAGATGGTTTAGGTGCAATTACTACCATGTTAGCACCTCCTTATTCTTCTGAGAGTGTCAGGCCGCTAAGGTCGAACTCCCATATCTTTTCTTCTCCTGGTCTGCTTGATACAACTCTAAGCTTCTGTCTTGAGATGTCAGTAAGCTTAAGCATTGCGAGATTGTCATCGTCAAGAGCCACGAGACCACTTCCAGCAGATGGTACGAGACCAACCTTTGTAACTGTGGCATCTGAGTCAGGTGTAAAATGTAGACCTATAAAGTGGCCCTGACCCCAGCCTGTTACTATCTGACCTGATGTCTGCTTGTGAAGCGTACCTGTGATTGATTTGCCGCTTACGGTAACCCCTGTCTGCATCTGAGCAGCAGTTGTTCCCCAAAAATCTGTCTCAGCGGATGCGGCCGCTACGGTGAGACTGGTTATAAATTTGCTGAATCAGAAGCGAATGTTGTAGTCATATCATCGCCATCTGCTCCATTAACTCCGATAGCTACGAAACCATTATTGATGAGGACCTTACCGTCATATCTAGCTGTTCCCTTGAATCCCGTCTGGTCTGCTGTCCAGAATGCATGCTCAGAAGTATTGAACTCTGTGCCAGCTCTTTCAGCGAGAAGGTAAAGGTCGAAGTAACCGGCTACGATTACATAATCAGGCATAGTGTTGAGAACGATGATGTCGCCGCCAACAACTGGCATGGTGCCATTAACCACTGATACATAAGCCCCGTTTGCATCCACCTCAACAAGCTGAGCAAGGATGTATGAATAAGTAGTCTCATTCATTACCCATGTCTTAATTCCTCTTGAGTAGTTACCCTTAGCCTTAGCGATATCACCGATAAGCGCCTGCACAAGTGCCTTACCTGTTACCGTGTTTGCATGGCTTACTACGTTCGGAGTTCCAGCTACAGCCTTAAGGGTTGAAACAATACCTGTCGGCATCTTTGTGCCTGTACCGAAAATGATAGCCTTATCAAGGGCGATACCAATAGCACGGCCAAGCGCTGTGATGATTTCGCCGGCGAGGTCGATGTCTGAATCCTCAAGTGATGCATTGCATACCTTGATATATCCGCCTACCTTATATCCGTCAACTTCAACCTTGCTGAAACTAAGGTCGAGCTCATTAAGGTTTGCGCACGCCTCTGTCCATACTGCTTCAGGATAAGCTCCCTCGATTACCATTCTGCTTGTGCCGCCAACCTGTCTAAGATCTACACGGCTATAAAGCTTTGAATACTCCTCGATATTCTCTTTGATGAGTCCAAGGATTACCTGTGGAATGAGGTAGCCTGCATTACTGATAGCTCTCTTCTCCTTGATTGCAGTCCTTACTTCGCCAAGGAAGTTCTGAACCTCGTCCTGCTGAACGAATGCTGTGCGCTCAGCATATGACATGTCTCTGAATCTCTTCTTCATGTTTAAAATCTCCTTTTCTCTTGTTTCATTTGCCATTTCCTTAGCTCTTGCCTCTGGAGCTGGCTCCTCTTTTGCATCAACTGCATCAAGTTCTGTCTCAAGCTCTCTAACCTCTGCATCAAGGTTCTTTTCTGCCTCTTCTGCCTCAGCCTTTTCCTTTTCAAACTCTTCGACAGCTTCCTCGACTGTAGCCTTTTCCTCATCAGTAGAAGCCTCTTCGATAGCCTGTGCGAGTTCAGCCTCACGAGCTTCGAATCCTGATATCTTCTGCCTGATTTCATCAAGGCTCTTTTTCTTTTCGCTCAGCTTCTTACCGAGCATCAATGATCTAAGTGCCATTAATCTTCCTCCTTATGGATTCTCTTTTTCATTGTTTCTTTCCAAGCCTCAAGAGATCTCTTCTTTATCTCTTCAAGGTCTTTCTGCCTTGCTGAGATTGATGTCTCTTCATAGGCAGGAAAGGTACAAGCTGATACCTCGTACAGTTTGACTTTGTTGATAGTCCAATGCACTTCATTCTCTCCTCGGAATTCGGTTTCCTCCTCAAGAATGTCGAAGCCAAAAGAGCATTGTGTGACATCTCCTCTCTTTACACGGGCATATAGATTCATTGCATCGGTATCGTTCGGATTGATACTTATCTTTCCCCATAAGCCGTGCTCATCCTGTCTGAGCTCCAGCGTATGTGCCAAAGTTCTTCCAAGCACGAGAGTAGTATCATGGTTGATCAGTGCTCTTACGTCATCGGATATTGTGTTATCAAATGCATGTGGAGCTATAGACTCGCTCATACCGTATCCGATATCATATATCGAGTTAAAAACAGCAAAATATCCCTCAATATAGAGATCTTCACCGTCTTCTCTTGTTTGGAACTGCGCATCTATTGAGCGCATCTGTCTTTTATCTCTTTCCATTATTCTCCCTCCTGTACCAGTTTCTTTTGTGCGCCACTCATATCTGCAGGAATATAATTCTCCAGGATCCTGAGTTCATCGAGCCCTTCTCTTGGTGACATTCCTATCTTATCTCTAACTTCGTTTCCGTCAACGATACCTCTGTCATTTAAGGCACAGAATACCGAACTAATCTGATTGATATCCCAATCAAGCAATGACATGATGTTGAATCGAACGTACCATTTCGGAGAAAGAATCAGTTTCTTTGTCATCTCCTGCTGTAAGTCGGTAACTATCGACTTGATGGTTGAGTTGATGAAGCCGTTCCACTCATTTTTATTATATTCTCCAACTCCCAAGAGGAAGCTTGGAACTCCTAAGATAGCCGCCACTGTCTGCTTATCGAGTTTAACATTATCAGCGAGCGCCAAATCTGCGAGTGATAGAGGTTTAATCTGCTCTACTTGGAACTGTTCCGCAGGTATCAGCCACGGATCACCAGCCTCTGAACTCTCAACGTATGAATTAAGCAGCTTCTTTCTTCCCTCAGGTGATGCGAACTCTTCTGTTAAAGCATCAACCTTGACTACCATTG